TGCTCGCCAGCAACCAGACGCTCACGTTGCCCGCGGGGGCGTCGACCGCGGCCAAGCAAGACACGGGCAATACCTCGGTCGGGTCGATCGACACGAAGATCCCGGCCCTCGGCCAGGCGCTCGCGGCCGCGTCGACGCCCGTCGTGCTCACGGCGGCGCAGATCACGACGCTGACGCCGCCGGCCGCGATTACCGGGTTCGCGCTGGAGTCCGGTGGCAACCTGGCCACATTGGCGGGCGTGGTGGTGTCCGGTCTTGCTGGTGTCAATCTCGCGAAGGTGAACGGTGTCACCACGCCAACCGGCAACGGGAGCGCTTCAGGCACTGGCACGCTCCGAGTGACCGTGGCGAATGATTCAACGGGCACCATCACAACGGTGCCGCCGAGCAACGCCTCGACGAACGTCGCGCAACTCGCGGGCACGGCGACGTCGGTGAACTCGGGCGTGAAGGATGCGGGCACGCTCCGCGTGGTCCTGGCGACCGATCAGCCGGCGCTGACCAACAAGCTCCTGGTCACGCCCGATAGCGTCGCGTTGCCGGCGAACCAGAGCGTGAACGTCGCGCAGATCAACGCTGTGACGCCGCTGATGGGCACCGGCGCGACCGGCACCGGCTCGCCGCGCGTCACGCTGGCGACCAACAGTCCCGGTTTCTCGACGGCGAACGGCGCCGTCGCGGCGGATTCCGAACTGATTGCCTCGCGGGCCGTGGCCTATGGGTCGAGTCCGACAGCGGTCACGGCCGGGAATCAGGCCCCCAGCATCGGCGACCTCGAAGGCATCCCGTACGTCAACACCGGCCATCCGCGCGCGGTCGCGTGTCGCATGTTGAATGCGGGCACGGCGACGCTGGTGGAGCTCGTGGGCTGTGCGGCGGTGGCCTCGAACAGCTACTACCTCAAGACGATCATCTTCACGGGCGGGATCGCGAATGGGGCGACCGTGCCCGCGCTTTTGCAATCCGGGACGGGCACTAACTGCGCGACGGCGACGGCGACGTGGGCGACCTGCTGGCACGGGACGGCGGGCTCGTGTGCGTTCACCTTCGATCCGCCGATCAAGATCACCGTCGCGCACGCCATCTGCGCCATTGACGCAACGGTGGGTAACAAGGCCGTGATGGTCACCGGCTACATCGCCCCGTAATCCCCCTCGTCGACCCGCGGGCAATCCCGCCCGCGCCGTGCAGCAGCAACAGGAGAACACCATGCGATTCCCAATGGATATGTTTCACGCGACCGAGAATCCCATCATCGTCACGACGGAGCAGGACTTCGAAGCGGCCCTGCGGAAGCACTACGGCGAGGTGTACATCCACCAGGCGTACGACAAGTCCCTCTATGGCCACAATCACACCGCGGCCTCGCCGGTCGTGCTCATCGTCAGCAACCCGGACGAACACAAGGCCGCGCTCGCGGATGGCTGGTCGGAGACGATTCCTGAACTGAAGCCCAAGGCGAAGCAGCGGCCGCCAGGCGCGGCAGCATGACCTACGGGGATCTCATTCGCAGCAGCCTCACCGAAATCGGCGTCGTGGCCGGCGGCCAATCGATGAAAGACGTCGACGCCGACCGCGCCCTCTTGACCCTCATTGACCTCGTCGATGCGTGGAACGCCGAACGGCTCTCCATCTACACGCAGAGTGAGAGCACCTTTCCGCTGACCAACGGCGTTCAAACGTACTCCCTCGGGGCGGGCGGCGCGTTCAACGTGGCGCGCCCCGAATGGATCGACTCGGGGGCGTTCACGCGCTCGACCGATGTCCCGACCGTCGAGTACCACGATCAGGACCCCCTGACCGACGCGCAGTGGAACGCCATCCGGATCAAGAGCCTGCCCGACGCGCTGGTGCAGGTCTTCCGCTACGTCCCGTCGTTCCCGCTCGGCTCCATCCAGGTGTGGCCGGTCCCGAACGTCGGCACGCTCTCGATCCTGCTGCGCTACCCAACGCCGCTGACCGTGCCGGCCACGCTCGTGACGGTCCTCAGTCTCCCGCCCGGCTACAAGCGCGCGTTGCGCACGAACCTGTCGGTCGAGCTCGCGGCGGGGCCCTTCGACCGCAAGATCAACTCGCGCCTCGAGAAGATCGCGATCGACAGCAAAGCCACGCTGCAACGGCGCAACCTGACCCCGATCGTGCTGACGCCCGACCCCCTCATGACCTGCGACGGCGGTCGCCGCAGCGGCAGCTTCGACATCCGTTCGAACGGATATGGGCGTTGAAGGTCCCGGGGTTTGTTGGCGGGAGTTCGCCCGCGCGATCGAGCTTTGTCGATGCGCAGCGGAGCGTGAACGTCTTTCCCGTCGCCGGGAGCGGCAAGCGGCCGGCGCTGCTCGGCACGCCGGGCAACCGCATCTTCATCACCGGCCTCGACGGCCCGATCCGCGCCGCCTACTCGCAGGACGGGCGCGCCTTCGTCATTGGCGGCGCGGTCTTGTACGAAATCCTGAGCACCGGCGTCGCGATTAACCGGGGCGTCGTCCCGGCCGGCGTCACGCTCGGCTCCATCAGTTCGAATGGCCTCGGGGGGCATCAACTCTTCATCGTGGTCGGCGGCCGCGGGTACGTCTACGACCTGAACACCAACACGCTCCTGCAGATCGTCTCGGCCGCCTTTCCGGCGTCCGCAACGTCGGGCGTGTTTGCGGACGGGTACTCCACCGTGCTCGTCGCCGACTCCAACCAGGTCCAAGTCTCGAGCCTGTTCGATTCGGCGACGTGGGCGGGCCTCGACGTCGCGGCGCGCCAGAGTGCGTCGGACCGCATCACCGCGATTGTGGCCGACCACCTCGAGCTCTGGCTGTTTGGGACCAAGGCCATCGAGGTCTGGTACTTCGCCGGCACGGCCAACTTCCCGTACCAGCGCGTGCAGGGCGGCTATCTCGAGCAGGGCGCCATCGGCACCAGCGTGGCCAAGTTCGACAACACGCTCGTGTGGGTCAGCCAGAACGATCGCGGCGGCGGCATCGCGTACCGGGCCGCGAACGGCTACAACGCGCTGCGGATCTCGACCGACGAGGTCGATGCGACGTGGGCGACCTACGGCGACATCGGCAATGCCGAGAGTTGGGTCTACGAGGAAGAAGGGCACGCCTTCTGGATCGTGAATTTTCCGACGGCGAAGCGCACCTGGGTGTACGACGCGGCCACGCAACTCTGGTGCGAGCGCGATTGGTTCAACGTCGCGACCGGCCTTTTCGAGCACATCCGCGGGCGCTGCCATACCTTCGTGTTCGGCAAGCACCTGGTCGGCGACCGCGAGACGGGCACGATCTACGAGCAGTCCTTGACCGCGCTCGATGACGCGGGCACCGCCATCCGCCGGCGCCGCCGCTTCCCGTACCTCGAGGCGGACGGCAAGCAGGTGTACTGCCAGGAGCTCGGGCTCGACTGTCAGACGGGCGACGGCCTGGCGGACCCGGCGGTCGAACCGCAAATCACGCTGCGCTTCTCGGACGACCGCGCGAAGACCTGGTCGAACGACCTGCGCTGCGGCCTCGGGTTCCTCGGCGACACCGACACGATCGTCGACTGGAATGGCCTCGGGAGCTTTCGTCAGCGTGTCTTCGAACTGGAGTGCAGCGACGCGGTCCCGGTCGCGTGGTACAGCGTGACCCTCGCCGTGACGGTCGGGAACAACTGAGATGGCGATCCGTCAGGCGTTCCTCTTCCCGAAAGGCTCGTTAGTCGACGCGAAGACGGGCGAAGTCGGACGCGCCTGGCGCGCGCTCCTGATCCGCATGTTGACCGCGACGGTGTGGGTCGAGGAGTTGATCCCGCTCGAATCCGTCGCCCTCGTGCCGACGACCTTGACCGTGCAGGACGAGGGGTACGTCACCTCGATCGACGACTACAACCACGTCGTGCGCTGGACCGGCACGACCTGGCGCTTTCAGCCGGGCGATGTCGGGAACGGCTTCTTTCGGCAGTTTCCCGCGGGCCTCCCGCCGCAGGAAATGGGCTGGCAGCTCTGCGACGGGAGTACCACCGCGTACCTCGTCGTCGGCGGCGCCACGTTACAGACGGCCTTGTTCACGACCCCCGTGGTCGCGAACCAGTACTTTCGACGCTAATCGCTTCGTCGTCGGCGGCGCTCTCGCTGCTGACCGCGCTGTTCACGCTGCGCACGAAATCGGATCCCTCGGATGC